CTGACTTCCCGATCCCTCGACCAGAACTGACGGCGTTCCTTAACGCCTCCATGTCCAGTTGCCCTCGGTTAGCCTTGATATGAGCACCCACCGAGCGTAGTATCTTCCGCTGCCATGCCCGTGGCCCTTTGAACTTCTCCAACGGCGTATTCGCCACCCCCCACGGGAAACTGAACAGGACGAAGCTCTCAGGGTCATCGGCAAGCTGTGTGCTCCACAACTGACTCATAAGCTGCTGCTCCTCAGCAGGCGCATATAGTGGCTTCTGCATCAGTTATCCCCCTCGATCATCGGTACATCTATAACATCCAGCAACTCGATAGTGCGACTCTGAGCAGCAGCCAGCGCACCCAAGATACTAATCTGCCCACCAATGTCAATGACCTTCGTATCGCCGTACACCTTCCGGTTGTCCGATGCAATGATCCACTTCCGAGTGTCAATCTTTAGCCGTGACCGCTGAACGTCCTCCATCGAGTCGTCAGCATCGGCAATGTCGATAAGGTCAGCTACCCACAGTTCACTGCGCATCTCCTTGGCGCTTACATACCGACTGTACTTGTCCCCTGTCTTCTTCATCCACTGGATAAACATTCCCGCTTCAAATTGCCGGAAGTCCTCATCCAGTGCCTTCTTCAGGGAATAGCCCGAGGCAATCTTGTCAAGCACGCCCTCAAAGGCATTCTCGAATTTCATGTAGATGAGTTCCCGATTGCTCTTGGCATTGGCAATGGACAGAGGGGTAGGGGATAAGGGCGGAGGATCGCCAGCACTGAGCCAGTCAGGTAGTTCGAGTGGTGTGTCAATCTCGCCTATGGTTTGATTATTCATAGTGTCTTGATTATGCACGAGGGCGAGTAAATGTGGGGTGTGACTGACTGTGACAAAGATTAACTGTGTCAAGTGGGAGGTGTGACTGACTGTGACTGTGAACCCATTGGGTTATGAATGATGATAAATTTGTAAAATAAAAAAAATTCATCTGATACCTTCGCAGCCGTGACCACATGGCGCAAGGCCCCACCCCCCCATTCAAATCAGAATCATTTAACCCAATGGGTCAGTGAGAATGGGTTATCAGTATCATTTAACCCAATGGGTCAGTGAGAATGGGTTATCAGAATCATTTAACCCAATGGGTCAGTGAGAATGGGTTATCAGTATCATTTAACCCAATGGGTCAGTGAGAATGGGTTATCAGTATCATTTAACCCAATGGGTCAGTGAATAGCCCATTGGGTTAGTGACCCAATGGGTTAATGACCCATTGGGTCTGTTAAATATTGTCAAATCTTAGCAAACAGACCACTATTGACGACGAGTGTGACAACTGTACTCCGCAGGGAGATTTTTTTTTAACCTAAACCCATTGGGTCTTTTTTTTCACTTTCTCAAAACCTCTTACTCTTTTATAAAGTCACATTGTCACAGTCTCGCAGAATAGCCATTGACTAATAACCCAATGGGTTCAATAGAATTATTTCACTTGACAACATAACCCAATGGGTTACACTGAACATCCCTTCGGGGCTTCGGTAAAAAGTAAACGTAACTAACTAAGGTAAACCAAATGAGCAACACAATCACATTTAATACAGGCCGCACATACACAGAGTTTGGTCAACGCATCGCCGCCCGCCGCCTTGCTTCGGGCGCTGTAGTTATGGTCGACATTGATCGGGGCATCGACTATCTACTGCCTGTTGATACTGAATTGAATCAACGCGCTGTTATGCGTGCATATGATGACAATGAGGTCATCTACCCATCGGATTATGAAATCAGCGACTACTACACCACTCGAAATGAGCTGCGCACTGTAGCTGCAACTGTTAACTCAATTTAAGGTAAACCAAATGTTTATTCGCTTCACCCTCACCCTCGCTGCACTCGCTGCACTCGCTGCAACTGTCTGCCTGATGCTTTCCTATTTCGACGTATTGGTGAAATAACATGAACAACGCACAATTTGACATCATGCGCAATGACCTTCACTTGAACGCTCAAAAGGCCCGTGAAATGGCTAACTCGCTTGACGGCGTGCGCGAAACGGGCGCAATAGTTTGGCATGCACTCGCTGACCGTTTATTCGATGCACTGGCGCAGGCTGACCTTATGGGGAAAGTGATAACCCCAACCAAACCCTAAAATTTCCACTGCCTGCCTTCGATGAGGGCATACGGGGTCAATTTTGGCTCACTGTAACGTTAGGACAATTATGAAAACCACCATCAACAACTCAAGCCAATTCAGTGACGCATTCAATCAGGCAGGACGAGGTTCACAATTCAGTTATGAAGCGTTGGGTTTGTTATTCGAATACTTTGAAGAGATTGCTGATCCAGATATGGAACTTGACGTTATCGCCATTTGCTGCGACTACACCGAAGACGATGCCGTGAGCATTGCGGGGAACTATGACATTGACATTGCCGACATGAATGAAGAAGAAGCCCTTGAAGCGGTGCAGGACTATTTGAACAGTCACACGTCAGTCGTGGGAACCACTTCGACGGGTTCAATTGTTTACGCTGACTTTTAAGGGGATGACCATGATCCGCGAAACAGACATCAAGCACGAAGCCGGAAAATACTGGGTATTGTCAACCCGTGACGCTTACACCGTACTTAAAACCGGGTTAACGCATAGCACATCGGATAGTGCCTATCCGCATACACCCGATGGGTTATCTATTGCCATAGCCCGATGCAACTACTTAGCCAAGAAGGAATCAAAATGACTGATACAGAACTAGAAGCCGTTAACTACACCCTCGGCAATCTCCAACTCGCCGGGTTGTTTGCCCGTTTGGTCGATATGCAAGCAGAGAACGATGCTCTGACGTGCGAAACCGAGGACTTGAGGGCTAGAGTTGAGCAACTCGAACGTGACGCACTATGCAGATAGTGATCGTAGGGCTTTTAGTGGCCCTTCTAGCCCTTATTCTTAACATTTAACCCCTACACACTATGACAACCCTACAAGCCCCTAAAACCCCCGATGTTGACCGACTAAGGGATATGCGTACCAGATTGGCCCTAAGCGTCACCCAGTGCGCCGATATGCTTAACGTGTCAACTCATGCCGTGATTAAGTGGGAGAACGGCTCGCGTGCCGTATCCCCTGCGACTATGCGCCTGATCGACATCCTCGAGATGCTTGAAGTTATGGCCCCTGATATGCACGCTCAGTTTATGCCTGCGAAGTAACCCCATGCTGACGTTATAAAGGCCCTTGCGGGCCTTTTTTTATGCCTGATAGCCCTTGACCTTGGGTTTCTCTTTGGTGCTCAGTTTGTAGATGAAATCAAGTTGTCTTTGCTTCGCGTTGATAACTTCGGTTCGGTATTCTTGGAATTGTGTCTTGAGTGCTGGGTTAATGGCCCATTGCGCGTGATGTTGATGTTCCTTTGATCCATCATCAAGCCTTAGTACCCATCGACTCTTCTCAAGGGTATGGAAGGCATTGATGACCACTTGGTCAGCTTGAAACCCGGTAACAGTGCCAAGTTGACGCCGTGCCGAACGCTTCACCTCGGACAATGTAAGCGTGTCAAGGTCAGCGTTATGGATAACGTATTCTTTAATCCATGAATCAAAATTGCTCATGTTGCCCAACTCGGACAGCGCATAGCGGAATGCTGGGATGATGTAAGACTTGGCAAGCTGAATGCACCGGGTTGCAAGGTCAGCAGAGACCGTCATGCTGAAGGGTGACTCTAGTAGGTGGAAAACCAACATAAGCCGCCCAGTAAGCCCCTCAACCTTGCCAAAGGCAGTCATGAACGAATCGTCAGACTGTAAGAGGCGCTCGTCCTGACGTTGTTTGTCATACCAAAGTTGGAACTCTTGGAAATGTTCTTTTGCTTCAGGGGATAGCGTGTAAGTGGCGACTGGGAGGGAATAGATGATTCTTAGGGTTTGTTCCCATGCGCCTTCGTTCAAGAGGAAATCGGGAATCTCAACAGGTGGGCGTGTCAGCTTGCCATTCAGCACGCAGGGAATGAAGCGTTGCAGCAGACCGTCAGAGGTCAGATTGGTGATGTTCTCCTTAAAGACCCGAGGCTGGATGTTCCCGTATATAGACACTGCGAGATTGTCAGCAGTGATTGAACCAGCCCCTACCCTATCCATCTCATAGGTGCTCGACTCATAAGCCTGCACCCATGCACTGCGATCCTCGCCGCTTGTCTTGTCGGTCAGCTTACGCACCCATGAGTTCATTTCATCAAGGTAACAAAGCAGGCCACGGGGACGGTCGGCAGCAAGGCGAACTAGCTTCTGACTGGTGATGTCGTTTACAGTGATTCGCAGATTGACAGGAGCAGGGGGAAGTTCATTGACTACGGGGGCTTGGTCGGCACCTAGCATACGTTCTGCACCACCTGAAAACTCTAGAAACGCTTTCATGCTGCTGGTGTGCATGGCTTCGACACCTTGCCAGTCCAGAAGCTCCTTTTTGTATCGGGGGCGGTCTTCCATCTCGATTGACCTGATGGGGGCCATCATGGGGCTAGAGCCGGGGGTTTTCTTGTCGGCTGGTGCGCCAATGGTCATCAACCAAAGCACGGGTGGCACTTTAAAGCCCTTGATAAGTTCTAATCTGCACCGCGCATCGACTACGCCGCAGACTGCGCTAAGTCCTGCGAACAGTGGCACCAAAGGGTCACACCCCACAGTCTCCCCAACTTCGGTAGCACGGCGCGACAGGACAGCAGGCCAGAGGGACAAGTCCATCGTGGGAGGCAGTGGCTTGAGGTCAACCAGCAGTTCTGTGGGCTTGTCTGGGTTTTCCATTGCACTGAACATTGAAGCGACATCGGGGGCAGGCTTGAACCAGCCGTGTTGCTTGGCAATGTGGAAAAGAGAACCTAGCTTAATGCCTGTTGGCTTGTTAGACTTAAATGATTCCCACTGATGCATCATGTCCCGTGCGCCGGGGTACTTGGTGGTCGATTGCATACTCCACTCATTCCAAAGCTGCAAGCCTTGGTCATTCTGATTTGTCTGAGTAGCTGCCCAATGGATCGCCATGCCCACCTGAACCCATTCCTCCCGTGAGCAGTCAGCAGGGATGTGTTCAACTGCTGACCTGATTTCTTCCCATGATGTCGGCATAGCGTCACCTGAAGGCATGGTGCGCTCTTTGTCAGTTTCGAGTAAGCCTCGCCAAAGGTCAAGCAGGGATTGGGGGATGGTGGGTAAGCGTGTCCAGTGGCCTTTGCCTGCCCATCGGTAGGGTTGGTTAGTGTCTGGGTGAATGCTTGGGGGCAGCACGTCTTGGACTGTCAGATTATTGGCAGTGGCGCAGCGTAGTTCGTAAGCTGTCACGCCCTTGACAATGATCTTCTTGGAGGGTAGGGTTAGCCCGAATGGGAGACTGTAGAGCAGCTTACCGTGACCAGCACGCCCACTGTCAACAATCACCGCATCGTTGGCGTTGTAGAGTGCCTGTAAATCGACACCTTGGGGTGTCAGTTCTTCGACAGTCATATCCCACTCGTCAATGTCAAATGCCATCGTACCGCTGTAGGCATGGGCTAGACCGATGCCAAAGCCTACGGGCAGATCAGCTTGAGACTTGATGGCGTTCTCTTTCAAGTTCCATCCGGGGGTGCGCGGGCCTTTGGTTCCGTTGGGAATGGGAACAAGTGACCAGCCATGCCGTATATAGGCTTCGACTGACGCAGGGTGTTGCGTGACGTGTGGCATTGCGCTCATATTTTCCCGTTCTAAATTTATTTTGTTGTCCATGTTGCACAGTGTATCCGATGTGTGCTATCATTTGG